CAGCAGGAACAGCGTGTCCTCCGTCGTGTCGATGGCCGAGCTCGCGCCGCCTGCCGTGGTCTTCTTTGTCACGGCCTTCAGCGCAGTCACGACCTCCGCCGGCATCACCTGTTTCAGCTTCGGGAACGCATTGTACGTTCGCACCAGACAGTTCACCCAGCCGCAGCTGTTATCCTCTGCGCCGTTCATCTTATACTGCGTCGCGTAGGTCGTGTGCATCTGGAATGTCAGCGGAGCCTTGCCCGAGCCATCGGCATAATCGTCGTGGTTCTTGCCGATAATGTCGATTGCGTAGGTCGTGTTATTGATTGTCATGTTACAGCTGTCGCCAACGTTCCATGTAGACGGGACTTGCTTCTCTTGACAGGCCTTAATAATTGTAGCCCAGCTGTTATTTCCGAACACGGGGTCGATCATGACCAAATCGACATTAGCTGTCCCAACCACAACATCTGCCGTCTTTGTTGTGCTTGCTGTCGCTGCTGTTACCGTCCATGTTCCAACCTCGTCGACTATCAACGTGCAGTTTCCACTCGCATCCGCCGTCCCAGAAACCGTCTTGCTACCCTTCGTAGCTGTAACTGTTGCGCCCGCGCTGGTCGTGACGACGATCTGCAAGTCGGGCGCGCCCTCGATGGCCTGCACCGCGCTCACGAACCCATCCGGGAACGCAAGCTGTGCGGACGTGCCGCCCTTCGTGCGGATGGCGTCCGCAACCGCCGTCAGGTCGGCGTTCAGCTGCGCGGAATCTACTGCTTTATCCAATGCCATTAGTAGTTTCCTCCTGTCCATTCTGGCAGCGCGGCAAGCACGTCCTGCACCAGCGCGTCCTTATCCTCCGCCGTAAAGTAATCCGTCCCCTTGACGGGCGTTGCGCCCGCAGGCCCCCGCGCGCCGGGATCGCCCTTGTCGCCCTTCTCGCCGCGTGAAGGCTTTCCCGTGTCAGTCGTCCCGAGATACCAGTTTCCGTTCTCGCCGATCGTCGGCGTCACGCCGTCTGCGCCATTTGCGCCGGTCTCTCCTGGGTTGCCCTTTTCGCCCGGATTGCCCTGCGGGCCTTTGATGTTGACGCTGTCCGGGTTCGTTTTCCCGCCGTCGTTCGTCCAGCTGAGCGTCCCGTCCGCAGCGACCGACGGCGTGAATGTCGTTCCGGCCGCGCCGGTGTCTCCCTTCTCGCCGCGCGAAGGCTTCCCCGTGTCAGTCGTCCCGAGATACCAGTTTCCGTTCTCGCCGATGCTCGGGGTTATGCCGTCCGTTCCGCTTGCGCCCGCCGGGCCGGTGTCGCCCGGTTCGCCCTTCGGCCCCTGTTCGCCCGGCGCGCCGGTCTCGCCTTTGGGCCCCCTCTCGCCGGGGTCGCCCTTTGCGCCGTCTGCTCCGGGATCGCCTTTCGCACCTGGATCTCCCTTGTCGCCCTTCTCGCCGCGCGAAGGCTTTCCCGTGTCAGTCGTCCCGAGATACCAGTTTCCATTCGTGCCGATGCTCGGGGTTATGCCGTCCGTTCCGCTGGCGCCTGCCGGGCCGGTGTCGCCCGGTTCGCCCTTCGGCCCCCGTTCGCCCGGATCTCCCTTGTCGCCCTTTGCGCCCTGCAGCGGTCCGTTGTTGACCCACGCCTTCGTCACGCCGTCGTAGATGTAAATGTCATAAGGTGCAGCCGCGCCCACGCCGTAGGCATCGCCGACCTCTGGATTCTTGACCGACGCCTGCAGCGCGGAGACCGAGCCGTAATAGCCCTTGACCGTAAAGCCCGTTCCCGTATCGCCCTTCGGGCCGGTTGGGCCTGCCGGGCCCTGCGGACCGGTCTTCCCCTGCGGACCGGTTTCGCCCGGGTCTCCTTTTGGGCCCTGCGCGCCCGTGTCGCCCTTCTCGCCTTTCTCGCCCTTTTCGCCGGGTTCCCCCTTCGGGCCGGTGTCTCCGGTCGCTCCCTTTGGGCCTTCCGCTCCTGCCGCGCCGGTGTCGCCCTTCGGCCCCTGCTCGCCCTGCGGGCCGGTCTCGCCCTTTGGCCCCTGCGAGCCGGTTTCTCCCTTCGGGCCCTGCGCGCCGGTGTCACCCTTCGCGCCGGTGTCGCCCTTCTCGCCCTTGACGGTCTCGACGTTAAAGTCAAATGTCTTCCCGTCCGAAAGTGCGATCGTGTACGTCGCCGTCGTCCCGCTCTGCGATTTCTTCGTGATCGACGTGATGCTCGCGCCCGCCTCGCCGGTCTTGCCCTGTGCGCCGGCAGGTCCGGTCTGCCCCTGCGGCCCTGCCGGTCCCGTCTCGCCCTTCGGCCCCTGCGGGCCGATGACCGAGCCAAGATCGATCGTGCTGCCGTCCGTCAGCGTGAAAATCAGCTTCCCCGCGTCCGTGACCTCCACGGCCTTTACCCCGCGGGAGATCAGCCCTCCGATCGTCACCGTGATCTGATTCGGAATTTCTACCCTCATACCTGCTCCTTACTCCACGAACGCCCGGTTCCCGCTCGCCAGCGTCGTCTTGTCGCCGTGCGTGTACCGGATATCGTAGGTGTACTTTCCCTTCGTGAATTTTGCCGTGACCGTCGCGTCGAAGTTCAGCGTGACCTGGTCGTTCTCCACCTTCGCAAAGCTGAACGTGTGGACGGTCTGCCGCGTATCGTCCAGAAACACGATCGCCATGCTGTCCGTCATCCCGATCGTGACGGCCTCTCCGTCCTGGTCCTTCAGGTCGAACCGCAGCACGATCGAGAACGTGTCCCCTTCGTACCACCGCAGCACTCCTTTGTCGATCCTCGGGCTCGGATAAGCCCCCGGAATTGGCGTCGCCATACCGCATCCCTCCTTTTTATCCAGTGTATCAGACCCCCGCGCCGGATTCACCCCACGCGCAGCAAAGCCGGGGCTTTCGCCCCGGCCCGCGGTTACTTGTACGGATTGTTTTCTTCTTTCCAGCTCGTCCCCATGGCCGCCCAGAGCGCGGCCTTCTGCGCCTTTGTCAGGTTCAGCCCATCCAGCACGGTCTGGATCCGTTCCTGTGAAACTGTCTGCGTTCCGAACTGCTTGAAGTACGTCTGCTTGTACTGCATGTAGGCGTCATAGCCGACGCCGTCCGCTGCCAGCGCGTCCATCTTCGCCTGCTCCTCGTCAGACGCCATGACGGAATAATAATATGCTGTCTTCGCGTTCTGTGGGATGTCGTAGGCGTACAGCATGGCGAGCTTTGCATTCTTGTCGTCGACCTTCTTCATGGCGGTCACGAATGCGTAGCTTTCTCTCTGGTCGGTTCCTCCCTCTGTCATGTCCTGATAGGCGGCAGTCTCCTTCGCGGACAGCGACTTGAACCCGCTCTCCACCCAGCTCTGCGCTTCTTCCGTCGCCGTCTTGCCGAACAGCAGCGCCTGTGCCCAGCTCTTCGCCCGGTCTGCGGGATTGTCGTTATACACGGGATACTGTAAGATATCGCGCCCCTCGTTGTCTACCGTGTAGCTGCCGCCTCGAGCTGCCGCCGTCGCGCCCTGATACGCCTTGCGGATCTGTCCGCCGCCGAACGGCGTCGCCAGATACAGGCCCGGTTTCAGAAGCTCGTTTCCGATGGTCTGTGCCTTCTTCGCAGGCGCCATGTCCTCGTTCTTTGCCAGCAGCGCCTTCTCGATGTTTCCGAGGTTCGGGATGGCCGACGTCACGGCGATCCTGCCGCTGTCAATGTCCAGCCCCAGCGCCTCATCCACGCCGAGGATCGTCAACGCCTGCGTGCCCGGGAACTCAGAAATGATGTTCCCCTCAAGGTTCTTGATTGCCTGATACGTGCCCGGCTTCTCCTTCGTGAAGTCCCATTTCCCGGATACCGCCGCCTGCACCGTGTTCGGCAGCTGATACCCCGTGAAATCTCCGACCGTATCATTGATGATATCCAGCGGATCCAGCGCCGCGCGCCTGCCCACAATGCTCTCGTAGAACTCATTGTAGATCCACGCGCCGATGAGGAATTTGAACATGGCCTTCGCCAGAGCCGCCACGCCCTTCTTCCGCTCCTCCTGCGCCATATCCTTGAAGATCCAGCTGAGCTCATTGTTGACCTCCAGCTGGAACTGCGTGAACAGCTTCACCAGCGGGTTCCGCGCAGAGTACAGCGTCGGCGTCGAGCCTTTGCTGCGGTCTGCCATGACGCCGGAGGCAAACTGGTCCGCCTCCTGCATCGCGCTCATCTCGCTCATGCCCCGCCGCAAATTCTGGTAATACCGCGCACGGACGACACTTCCCGTCGTAAACGTATCAATGGATTCCATCATCCGTCCTGCACCAGCGGAGACTTTATCCATCTTGCTCATGGCCAGCCGCCTGTAACCGCTGCGGTTGTTGATAAACGTCGACGCAGAATCCAGCCCGTCAGCGGTCTTGTAGTTTTTCAGCGTATCCCACATGCCGCGCAGCACGTCTGTCGTCGACACCTGGCTCCATGCCTGCGTAATCGGGATGAAGTTTGTGAGCGCCGATCCTACGTTTGCCGCGACCATGTTCGCGCCCACGCGGGACTCAAACTTCTTCATGACGTTGTAGAACTTCCGCCCCATGAGCTTTTCCATGCCCCGGTCGAGCCGCGACTTCTTTCCCGCCAGCAGGTTCGTGTATTCATCCAGCTCATCCACGAAGTTGGAAAGCCCATACCGTCCGTTCTTCGTCAGGTTTGCAACCTGCTCGTTTGCTTCGTCCGGGTTGAGGAATGGGTTCATCATGATCGCATCGATCCGCTGTTTCAGGCCCTCGTCCGATGCCCGATACCGGATCTGCGTCGCCAGCGCCCGCAGCCGCTGAATGTCCGCCGTGTGGAAGATCACGTCCGTCGCGACCTCGATATACCGGTCAAATCCCTGCAGCGCGTCATACGCCGTCGCGTATCCAAGTCGGTTCTGGATATTCGCCATGTACCGGATTCCGGGTTTGAAGTTTGCCGTGAGGCCGTTGATCGTCGCCGGCAGCGGCGACACATCGCCCTCGATCCCGGCCGCCCTTGCGAACTTCTGCAGAATGCTGCCGCCTTCCTCGTTCTCCTGGAAGTGTGGGAAATATCCCTGCAGATAATTGACCGGCTCATATCCGTTCTCAATGCGCACCCGGTTCATATCCTGGAACAGCTTGTCGTAAACCTCATGGAAAACCTTCACGGCTGCCCGCACTTTGCCGAGATCCAGATTTGGGTTTTGCTTCTCGAATTCCTGAATCGCCGCGTTCCACTCGTCAAACGTCATCCCCCCGCGCCTTTCGACACGCGGATGCTGCTTGAGATAGTCCCGGTTGAATTCCGCCTCGCCCAGCCACTGCACCGCATAGCTCTCCGAGACCAGATTTCCCTTCCGTACCTGCCGGTCGAGTCCCAGCGCCTTGATCCTGTTCTGCTGCTCGACCAGATAATTCTTGCGCTTGCTTTCGTTTTCGTGTACGGGCCAGAAATACTTGTTGATGAATTCGTTTGCCTTCTCGTCAGAGACCTTGCCCTTCCGCGCGATATCCCGGATGTTTCGCTCCATCGTCTCGCGCTGGTACTCGATCCCCATAACCTTGTCGACCCACTTGACGGCCTCGGCTTCCGTCAGCGCCTGCTCAGCAAAGTCCCGCAGCCCCTGCTTGCGCTGCGCGTTCCATGCCTTGAGCTTCAGTGCCAGCATATCATAGTCAGCCTTTGCCTCGTAGACCTTCAGGATCTGCTGCCCGTTTTCCAGCCCTGCCACATAATCCGGGCTTGTCTCCCCGCGCAGCAGCCGGTTCACGATCTTCTGGTCGGCTTCCGTCAACAGCGTCTTGCTCTGCGCTTTCTCGACCACTCGCCTTGCATCCTTCAGCTGCGCCCACATCTGCTTCGTTTCTTCCGCTGTCTGAGGAATAGCAAGCTTTTCTTTGGCCTTGTTCTGCGCGTCCAGATACCGCTGCGCCACGCGCAGCCCGCTCGTCAGCCGGTCAATGGATTCCGTGAAATTTGCCTGCTGCCACTTCTTGAAGCTCGCCGCCTGCGCCCCGTAGTATTCATCCAGCGTCTTCTGTACCTTCTGAATGCCGCGCGCCACATCGTAGATCTGCATCAGTTGGTCGCTCGGCGCGGTAATGTCTGCCGGGAACAGCTCCGGCGCCATCTCCTGCAGCTGCTGATACGCCACGTCCACCGGCAAGCCGTCCTTGCTGATCGTCAGCGTTCCCATTGCTGCCTTCCGGAACAGGTTGTAGTCCGCAATGTCCTGCCGGTCCGTCTCGGAGATCGAGATCTTCTGATCCCGGATGAACTTCTTGAGGTCGCCGTACTGCTCAATATACTGCGTATCTTCCTCGATGCCTGCCTGGTAGGCCGTTTCAAAGAGATCATTCAGCTTCGCCCGGTCAAGCTGCCCGTCCGTAAAGAACGACCGCAGTGCTTCCTCGGCCATCGGCCGCAAAACCTCCCGCTTCGCCTGCCCCGGCACGCTTAGATTCTCCGCCAGCTCGTTCACCAGTCCGGACTCCAGCCGCCGCACATACTGCGCCGCCTTCTCCCCCATCAGATCCCGATACCGCCCGTCCTGCGAAGAATACCGGATATCCGGGTTCGTTAGGCTGAAACTTCCGTTGTTTGCAACCGCGGACTTCACCTGCGCAGAATCAAACACAGCCCATGCCTTCACGCCGTTCTCAACCGCCTGAACCCCGTCGTATCCATGCCGTTTCAGCATCTCTACCATCCCCGGCGTATTGATCACCTGCCACATGAGCTCCGGCTTCCCCGCCTGTTCCCATACGGCTTGCAGTTCACTAGGTCTGATCTGTAGCCGCTTCGCAAGATCCACATAATTCCCGCTGTATCCGCCGTCAGTGTTTCCAACATCCGCCGGATTCTCCACGCGAATATATGCCGGGATAATACGATCGACGTTCCCTGCGTAGATCGATGCCTCCGGCAGAATTCGCTCAACGCTGCGCGTCGCAGTGGAGTATTCTTCCGCGTACTTGATGTTTGCAGTCAACCAGATCGGTTTCCCGCCTACATCAAACTTTGTAAATTTCGCTCCGGCACCGTGGAACACCAGCAGTGGCTCGCCTGTCGTGTTCGTTGCCTTGCTGTCTGCGAACCAATCCCGGAACGCTTCCGTCTGCGTCTTCTCCCGCTCATCAATCAGTTTCTGCATGAGCCTCGGATTCCGCAGGAAAACGGCGTCCTTAAACACACCGCGCCCGCTCCCATCGTCCAGCATCGCAGAGACGGTCTCAAGGTTCTGTTTATCCCGCTCCGACGCCTGCCGCGCGCTGGCAGAGAATTTCGCCTTCCCGGTATAATCCCCCTGCGGGTTTCTCTGCTCTCCGAATTTTTGCAGCACATCTTCCGACAAAATACTCTGGTGTGTACTGTTGACAATTTGGAGTAAATCGGATATACTAATTTTGGCAGCCTTGATAGAGTAAACTCTCTGGGACTTCGTGTCCGCCTGGCTGCTATTTTTTTGTCTTCCACTTACCGCGTGTGCGACATCGTACACCTCAACCCCAGCGATATTCCCGTTTATCTGTTCTGCTGTAACGATTGCAACAAACTCTCTCCTGCGGCTGTCCGTCACATAGGCTGCCATGGCATATGTCCCTGTTACACCTTTTGCCTTATTGTTAAGCGCATTGATTGGTACCGCATTTTTCACGATATCCCCGATCACCACACCCATCCGTGCGTTTGTCAGCAATCTGTTCTGCTTTCCATTCAGTCCGTGTCGGATACTGCTGTTGTCAATTCGCAGCATCTTCCCTGTGTACTGGTTCCTTACAAAGATCTTTCCGTCTCGCTCTGTTCCAACGGCGCGGGCGTTTTTCATACCCTCCTGCACGACCTTTGCTGTATCGACCCGGTTTTCGGCTCCGCGTACCGCGTCGACCTCCGGCAGCATGGTCACGTCCATATCCGGAAGCGATATCAGGAAATCGTAGGTATAGACGCTTCCGTCTTCCGCAAGGTTGACGCCCTGATAGTTTTTTGTGGTCTGATCCTTCGCAGCGGACATCTTCGCCGGAGGCGCTCTCGCGCTGCCGGATTTTTTCTGCCACTGGCCGACCTCCATCTTCACGTCCGCGCGCAGCTTGTTCGTGCCGTAGTCCGTGCGGTTCATGCCGGCGTAGGTGTCCGCGACGATCTCCTCGACGTAGGCGTCCGTGTCGTCGCCGTAGATCCCGGCGTATGCGTCCACATAGCTCTCGATCATCTCCTTTGTGATCTTGCCCTCGCCCAGCAGCCGCTTCTGGATCTTCGCCGCCATCTCCGGCCAGCGCTTGACAAGCAGATGATATCCCTCGTGCTTCGCCAGCTCGAACGCAGAATACTCCTCGCTGTCCGCCCGGATGAGGACGGAGCCGTCCTCCGTCACGGCAGCGTCCGCATAAAACGTCTGCCCGTCGATCTCCTGCGTCAGCTGCCCGGTGAAGAACCGCGCGTTCTGCACGCCCATCGACCGGAAGAACTTTGCCGCCGCCTGGATATCCTCGCTTCTGGCCTCCTGTCCCTTCGGCATGACGCGCACTTTTTGCGCATTGTTCTCTCCGAAACCGAGATCCGAAAGCGTTACTTCATCCCAAGCTTTTGCGAGATCTCTTGCACCCTGCGCTCTCTTTCTTCCGGCGTCAGCTCTTTGCTGCTGCGCTGTGCTTTGGCGAACGCCTCCAGCTTGTCCTTCGGCACGCTGACCAGCCTGCCCGACTTGTCCTTCATCAGTAGTCTCGATACTGCCATTGTTTACCCCTTTCTGCCCTGCGGCAAGGCCCGCTCGATAGGCGGCTGCCGCCACGTCCTGATTCATTCCTTCGGCGTAGCGCATCGCCCGCTGCTCACTCGCGCCGAGTCTGCCCTGCTCATAGACCTGTCCGAAGCTCTGCGCATACTGCTCCGCCGGCATGCCCGTCGTGTTCCCGTTCAGAAAATACGCCGCCGTCTGCTCGTCGTAGCCCGCTCTCTGGGCCTGCGTCTGCAGATACTGTTCCTCCTGCTGCAGCGCGGCTTCATCGAGCGCCTGCTCCGCGTCCGCCGTCTGCCGCTGGGCATACTGTACCGGATCCAGCTCTCCCATGTTCTCTGTCCCCGGAATTGGCGCAAATAAGCTGTCCTGGTTATACTGCTGCTGCGCCGCCTGCTGGGCCTGCTGAACGGCCTGTACAGACTGTTGTGCGCGGCTCTGTTCCTGCTCCTGCTGATATTGCTGTGCAAGCCTCTGGCTTTCCTGCGCCGTCTCCGCCGCGCTCTTGTAGATCTGGAATGTCTTCTCGTCCGCCTCGGCCTGCGCCTGCTCCTGCCGGGCCTGTTCCTGCAGCTGCTCGAGCCGGGTCAGCGTCTCCGGCACGCGCGGCTCCTGCCCTTCGTCCACGGCCGCCTGCTGTTCCTTCGCCACCTCACGCAGCGTGTTCTCCACGGCCTTCTGCGTCACCTCGCCGCCATCGTCCACTGTCTGCTGCAGTTCTTCGGCCAGCTGGTGCGCCTTCGTGCCATCTTCCTGCGCCATGCCATAGTCGATGACGTCCTGCACTTCGCCCGCCTCGATGACCGCTCTGGCCGTCTGCGTGACGTTTGCCTCCAAAATCACGCGGTTCACGCCCGCATACGTCCCGGACATGGCAAGGCCGGACAGGCCGCCCGCGAGGAACGAAAGGCTGTCTTCTTTTGCAAAATCTCCAACCATCGCCGCCAGCGCCTGCGCCGGCGTCCTTCCCTCTGCGATATAATTTGCGTAGGCCGACATGACCTCACCCCGGTCATGCTTCGCCACCACGTCATACGCACGGTTTAGCCAGTTGGACGCGATCTCTTCCGCGCCTTCCGACGCGAACGACCGCAGTGCCTTCCTCCACACGGCCTTCCCGCTCAACATGTTCTCGATGATATCGCCCACGGAATACTTTTCCGTGAAGCCCTCGATCGCGCCCTCGACGATACCGTCGACCAGCGCGTCCGCGTTGGACTTTCCGTTCTGGATCCCCTCATACACGGAATCTGCCGCGACCTGCGAGCCCATGACCCAGTTCATGGTCTCCGCGATTGCGTCCTGCGCGCCCGCCCCGGCCGCACCGCCGACCGTCCCGACGAGCCCCGTCGAGACTGCCATGTTGACCGCGCTGTCCAGTGCCGACGTGCCCGCCTGATAGAGGAACTGCCCCGTCGGGTTCATCCCCTGCATCACGCTCCCCCGGATCCCGGAGGAAAGCCGCGTCGCGTTGTACGCCGGGCTGTAGATGTTCGTCGGCATATCCTCGTTCTGATATCCGCCCGCCCACTTCGGCAATACGCCGCGCAGCGATTCCACATTGCCCAGCGCCTTCGCCGGGGCTGTCACCGCCGAGAAAAGCGTTCCCATGATCGGCGTCTGCTGCCCGATCTGTCGCGCCGCCTCATCAAGCTTCTGCGCGTTGTCGTAGTCGTCCAGCACCTTCTGCCATTCCGCCAGCCGCTTGAGCGTGTCGTCGCTGTAGCCTTTTTCGTTGAGCGCCGTCTTCGCGTCGTACTTCGCATACGCCCGCACCTGATATCCGTTCAGTTCCTGCCCGCGGTACTGCCGGAGCAGATCCTGGTCTTCCTTACTCAGGTTCCCGATCGCCTCCTGTGCCCGGGCCAGCACGCTCTGGCTGTCGACCTGCGCCTTGCGCTCCTTCAGCGCGTCGATCTCGTTCTGCAGCTGCGTCACGCTCTTCCCATTTTTCGAAAGCCCGGTCCCGGAGAAATGCGTGTCCGCCTGTTCGATCTCCAGCGCCTCAATCTGCTTGTCCAGCTCCTGCGACGTCCGCCGCATGCCGCGCACCTGATCCCGCTGCACGGTCTGCGCCGCTTTTGCACGCCGGTTCTGCGCATCCACGTCCTCCCGCACCTGCTGCGTGGCCGGCGCAAACCGGCCGGCCAGCAGTGCGCTCTGTCCCTGCAGCGCCAGCGTCCCAAGCTTCAGCCCCTGCGCCGCCTCCACGCCGCGCAGATAATTCTGGTACGTCCCGTACTGCTTCTGCATGCCAGACGACCGGCTGTATTCCTGCTGCGAGACCTTCCCACTGATAGCCGCCCCCGCATTCTCCGTCTTCTTCTCCCCGCTCGCCCGGCCCTTCAGCGCGGCCCCCAGCTCGATCTGCGCAAGCTCCGCCTCCCGCACGGCGTTCTGGTATGCCATAAACGCTGCATACTGCTTATGCAGCGGATCGTCTACGGTCGTCTGCGTGCTCTGCGCGTTCTTCCCGTAGTCCGGGTTCGGCAGGCCGTACTTGCTCGCGATCTGGATCTGCTTCTGGTTCAGCGTGATTCTCCCGCCGCGATAGGCGGAGGGAGCCTGCTGTGTGCTGGCTCCCTGTCCGCTGCGGATGCTCTCTGCAATCCGCTTTTGTTCCTCTGTCAGAGTGATTCGTCCCATGCTGCCCTCCGTTACCGCTGCCGCAGATATGTCGCGCCGTAGTATTCCAGATACGCCTTGAACGTATTGGCCTCCAGCGCATTGTAGCCCTTGCTGTTGAGGTAGTTATCCAGCGTCCGGCTATCCAGATATACATTCGGGTTCTTTGCCCGGTACGCCTGCGCCGCTTTTGCAAGCGTGTTGTTCTTCTTGTCGCTCAGCTTGGAAGATGAACTGCTTCCGCCGCCTCCGCCGCCGGATTTCTTCGCCGCAGCCTGCTCCGCCGCCAACGCCTGCAGGTAGGCTGCGTTCTCGGTGTTTGCCTTCTGCGCCCAGTAGTCGAGCATCGTCGCCCACTGGCTCTGGTCCAGCGACCGTTCCGAGTTGTACGCGCTCCGCGCATCCGAAAGATCCGAATAATAATCGCTGACCGTATCCCGGTACCGGCCGTAGTCCGTATCTTCCCGGCCCTTCACGAGGCTGTACTGGTTATAAAGGTCCGCCCCCTCATCCTGATATCGCTGATATGCCTGCTGCTGCAGCTGCGGCACGATGTCGTTGAGGTTCTGCAGATACGCATTGTACGCCTGCTGCCCCACCTGCTCACCGTAGGTTGAGCCATAGCCGCCCGTGAGTGCCGCCGCCTGCCCCATCGTGTCCTGCATGGCCAGCCGCCCGAGACGCTGATACTGCTCACGGTACTGCTGGTACAGAGGATCCGTCCCCATGTCATAGCTGAATTTCTTCCGGTTCCGGATCTGGTCATACAGACTCGTCAGCTCATCGTCCCAGCGCGATTGATACGCGCCCGGCTTGCTGGCCTTGACCTGCTCCAGATACGCCTGCGCTGCCTGCACGCTGCCCGACGGCGTGTACCCGCTCTCCAGCCCGTTCAGTTTGCTTCTCGTGTAGTCCGAAACACCGGACATGGTGTAGGGGCTGTTCCGGGTCTGGTAGCTTCCGCCATAGTTGCGCGTCGTCTGGTTCTTGTTCACCAGCTGCGACTGATAGCTTCCGTCCGCGTTCACGCCCGTGATGCGGTACGTGCCGCCGCCGGTCACGACCTCGTCGCCGGTCGAAAGCCCCGCCGGTGCCCTGCCGCCCGACTCTACTCGATATACGCTCATAGTCTCACCGCCTTAAAGCTTGAAATGTGTCGCGTACTGCTTCGGCATGTACGCCTGATTGTAGGCATTGAAATACCCCTGATAGTAGCTGTTGTACTTCGCCGCCTCGTTCGCATACTTCGTCGTCTCCCCGTTGGCGTCGCAGATCTTCATCCCCAGATACCAGCGGTAAATTTCATCATACGGCCACGGGATCAGCAGCTCCGTTTCCAGATCCACGTCCTCCCCGTAGCCCGTAAACGGCTCCGGTTCCTTCTCGTGCTCGTGCGTACAGATGATATCCCGATACACGATCCCGTCCAGCTCCGACAGCCACCGGACCTTATCCGGCGTCTCGTACTGGTTCGGCAGTAACCGGTCGACCGTCTCGATCGCTTCCCGAATTTTCATTTTTCCTCCTTACCAAAAGAAGGGGCATTTCTGCCCCTTCCTCTGCTTCATGCCGTCATGGGCATTCACTTGTCAGTTGTCCGCCTGCGCGCGGCGGAAGGCTTCTTCCTCTGCCATCCGCGCGTTCATCAGGACTTCATACACCGGCAGCGGGACCTGCACGTCCTTGCCCTTCGGCACCATGAACGTCCGGCCGTTCACCGCCACGAAGCGGCTCTGCTCCTCGTTCTCCTGCCCGCGGGGCAGGTAGATCGTCTTCATGACGTTCCACACGTCTTCCGGGTTTGCCTGTACAGCCGCCGCGGCGGTCTCTTTCGTTGCCATGCTATGTGCTCCTTTCTCAGTTCGCCTCGTCCGTGCCGGAGTATGCGCTGCAGCTCTCCACGCGGACCATGCGGTCCTCGTACAGCAGCTTCGCCGCCATCTCGGCCTTGTAGCCGACGGTCGAGAACTGGTTCAGCGGGCCGCCGATCTCGTCCTTACCCTTGACGATCATCTCAAGATTGCCGCCCTCCGGGTCGATCATCTTGTATGCGTCCTTGCCGAGGAACAGCGTCGCGTACACGCTGTAGTAGACCGCCGGGTTTCCGTCAGCCGCTGCAGTCTTGACCGGGCAGGTCGAGTTGTTGAAGATCTTCGCTTCCGTCGTCTCGACAAACCGGACGCCGTGCAGCTCGCCGATCTCACCCGAGAACAGCGGCGTGACGTCTGCGTACTTGTGCGCCTCGACCCATGCGTCCGAGGACCGCAGGTCGTATGCGACCGACGGGTGGATGATCGCGACGTACTTGCCGTCGATCTTCGGGGCCTTCATCTTCTTCAGCGTCGTCACGGCCTTGTTGACCTCGTCCGGCGTCAGCTTCGCCGTCAGGTCGAGGCCCGCGCGGCTGGTGACTGCCGTATGCGCGCCGCCCGCTGCGACCTTGTCGCAGTACTGCACGTTCGAGCCTGCCACGACCGCGTCGCGCACACGCTTGTCGATGGACGTGCCGGCGGAAGCGCCGAGTTCTTCGGTCGCACCCAGGATGACGTTATCCAGCGCATGCAGCTCCAGCTGGTCGGAGACCGTCACGTACAGGCCGATCTGCTTGATCGCGCCGGTCGTGCTGGTCTGGCCCATCTTCTGGCCGGTCGGGATGACGCCTTCGGTCAGCTCCTCCGCGTCCTTCAGCGTGTTCCACTTGCGCCACTCGACGGTCTTGCCGTGGTTGCGCGGCAGCGCCTGACGGCCTGCCAGCTGCGCATGCACGAGGTTCGGCCGTGCGTTCTCGAGCAGCTGCGTGTCGTAGAACGTCTTCATGGTCGGCGCGAGCGTGTCGTTGCCGCTGAATGCGGTCGTCTGGCCGGTGCCTGCGTTTACGTAGTTGCCGGTCGCGTTGACGAGCGTACCGGCGTCAGCAAAATACTGAAATCCGACTTTGGATTCAAACATAGCTTCTTATCTCCTTTCTCAGGGGATCACTCGTTCCCCTCTTGCCGCGCGGCGGCGCATGTCCTCCACCTCCGCGCGTGACCAGTGTGTTTTCATCGGGATGTTCTCTCCGCCCGCAGCGCCGGAGCCGATCTCCTGCGGCCTTGCGCCCTGCGCCTGGATGGTCCGCATGACGTTCTCCCGCGCCTGGTTCGCCACCAGCTGCGCCTGCGCCTGTGCGATCTCCTGCTGGTGGATGACCTCATAGGCCGTCTTCGGCGGCACGCCCGCGCCCATGAGCCGCGCAAAATCCGGGTTCTGCATCTCGGTCTCAAAGTCCGCGCCGTACCGCGCCGTTACATCCCGGGCAAAGTCTGCCTGGATCCCGGCAAAGGCTTCTCGCATCTGGTACTCCTGCAGCTGCCGCCGCATGGCCGTATTCTCGGCCCGGCCCGCGTACTCCTTTTTGAGCGCGTCCGTCGTCGTGCCCTTCTCCATGGCCTCCGCGCTATAAAGCCGCTCGTCAGCGGAAAAGCGCTGTGCCAGTGCTGCGAAGTCCGTCTTCCGCGGGTCCGACGTGTCGATCCCGTAGAGCGCGCCCAGCTGGTCGATGATCGGTGCCATCGCCTCGGCCTGCCCCTTGTACTGGTTCAGCCCGCGCACGCGCTGCTTTACGACCTTCTGCACCGCAGAATCAAAGTCCTGCTTGTACCTGCCCCGGATCAGACTGTCAAACGTTTCTTCCTGTGTACCCTGTCCCTGAGCGTCGGGGACGTTGGCCGGCTGCTGCTGCACCTGCGCCTGTGCAACTGCCTCCTGCCCGCTCTGCTGACCGGCGACGTCAGCTGCGCCCATGGTCTGAGCGCCTGCGCCCGTGAATTCGCCTTCCATGCTGTAAATTCCTTTCTGGCGTTTATTCTAAAATCATCGTAGCACAATCTTTTCCCAACTTCACCCCACGCCAGCCAGAAATAATCTCGCCGGAATGGGCCGCCGCAAGCGGCGGCTCTTATCCTCTGAGATCATTTCTTCCTTTCCGACGCGCAAGCTGAGCTTGTGCGTCGGTTCTTATCCCGGCTGCGTGCTTTCTTCCGACTTTTTGCGCGCATTCTCCACGATCTTCGGCTCCTGCGTCTCGCCTGTGCTGATCTCCGGCTTCTGCGTATCCGCGGTGCTCGCCTGCGGGACGGCCTGTCCGCCCTCCTGCAGGATCTGCTGCGCCAGCCCCTCACCCATGACCGGATCGTACCGGTCTGCCAACGCCAGCGCCAGCTGCTGCCACTCGACCAGCCGCTGCTGCAGGTCCGCGTTCTCCTGGACCTTCTGGATGATTGAGTCCTTCCCGTCAAAGTCCATCATGTCCAGCGTCGCAAGCGTCTGGTCCACCATCTGTGGGTTGAAGAACCCCAGCTGGAAGAACTGCAGCGCCAGCTCGTTCTGCGCCATGGACGCGTACTCGCTTGCCTTCTGCGCCGAGACCTCAATGTCGAAGACCGGTTTCCGCAGCCCGTCCGGCTGTCCGTTCGCGCCGTAGAGCGTCTGTGGCTGCAGCCCCTGATTGCTGTACTGTACGAACTGCTCTGCCCCGCGCTTCCCGATGATCCGGAACTGCCGCGGCAGATCATAGAACTGCCGGATCCGCTCAATGACCATCCGGATCATCCGTGCGTAGGCCCGGTAAGCCGACTTTGTGGAGTCCTTGCTGCTCCGGCCGGACGCTTCCTGCAGCGCTGCAATGGCCGAGGCCGCCGTCACGCCGGAGCTCGTCGCGCCGTTGTTGACGTCCGTGTTTCCCGTTGTCCACTTGAGTTCCTCGATCTTGTTCTGCAGAATGGCGATATAATTGCTGTTGAGCATGTTGACCGGGATCGGCTGCAGGCTGTCCTGCCCCAGATTCCCGTCCACATGTACAAACGGCTTCGTCCAGTCCGCGAACTCCTGCTCATTGACCGACCCGTCCGACCGTTTGAACCACCTTGGCGTCGTCGCCATGATTGCGTTCTTCACGATCGCCTGGTTCATCCGGTCGATCTGCTCCTGCGTCGACTTGCCGATGTCGATATAGCCGTATCCCGCTATGCTCCCCTCCACCGGGAACAGCGCGTCGACCACAAACGGGTATTCCCCGTCGTCATACAGCCCCGTCTCGGCCATGGGCCGCCCGGCCGGCTGCTGCACAATGCTCCCGTCTGGCAGCGTCAGCGTGTCATATTTCTGTTCCGTATCGTTCTCCGTCGACTGCAAAACCGTATCGCCCACCAGCTTTGCGAAGTGCAGCACCTGCCGGCCGTTCTGATATTTCTTGTAATACCAGTCCACCACCATCGACTTGTTGTCAAAATTGATGACGTCGTCCGTGTTGTACTTCTGCTGGATCTGCGGATTGGAGTTGAGCTTTCCCCGCAGCTCCGGGTACTTCTCGACCAGCAGATCGTTGTCCACCATCTCCGTCAGGAAGATGTTCTTCGACTTCTGCAGATCCCGGACGCCCGGCTCCCAGAAGAAAGACAGAATATCCACCGGCTGCACCGAGATATCCCCGAGGCCGTTCAGCTTCGAAGAATCCCACTTCACGTGCCAGATGAGCGTGCCCTGCTTGAGCTTCGTCCACTGGCTGTCCGAATAGACCTCTTCGAAGTCGTTCTGTTCCAGAATGACCGGCAGCACCGAGGAAAGCTTCGCCGCCTCCTCCCGGTCGTCCGGTTCCCGCGGGCGGATGGCCGGAGCCGGATAGGCCGCGATCGCGTCCGCGTGCTTACCCATGATGACGTTGAAAAGCCACGCCGACGTCCACTTGTCATCCTCCGGGTTTCCCTTCTGGATCCGCTGCCAGCTGCGCATGCGCCACCAGTCCTCCGACGCAATGACCCGCGCCTCCAGCGCGCTCTTGCCCTGCCGGTATTTCTGCAGCGTGTCCATGGCCTTTCTGGCCTGCTCTTCGCCGATGGCCTTTCGCGCCGTCAGCCCGCTTGCCGTGTCATTCTGCATGGTCGTCTGCATCTGCTCTGTCTGCATTGTCCGCTTCCTCCTTCCGCAGGTCTTCCGCCGTGAGTCTTGCCACTTCGTTCTGGATCCCGTCCAGCACAAATCCCACGATGACCGGCGGCAGCCCCGCCTCGTTGATGGCCTCGATCAGCCGTCCCCGCAGCTGCACCACTGCTTTTGTGATATTCATAGCTCCTCCTATCCGTTATAACTGCTGATTGCCCGGTTGAGCGCTTCCTTGAGCGCAGAATAGCTGTTTGCAAAGTACGTCGCTTCCATCTTCGTCCCTGCCGATACCGTGCTGACGCTTCCCGCGCCTGCCAGATTCCCGATGGCGTTTGCCGCCTCGTTGTAGATGGCCGCCGTGATCGTCTGCCCGGCGTAGGCCGTCGTGAAGGAAATGCTCCCGTAGCCTCTGGCAGCCCGGACCTCGTTGATCTTCGCCGTCAGCCGGTTCCAGCTTGCCGCCGTCAGGTATGTCACGGCCTTCCCTGCCGCGATATACGACGCATCGTCGCTCGTCCACGCGAAGGCCGCGATCTGTGCCTTCGTCTCGCCGGATACGGTGTTGGACGTCTTCGAGTCCGTCCCGGCCTTGTTGACGATCCAGAAATAATACGTCGTGCCCGGGTCCAGCCCCGAGACCGTCACCGGCGAGCTGCCGATCGACTGCGATCCGATCGCCGTATAGCTCGTCTTTCCCCAGTAGAGCGTCCAGCTTCCGTACCCGCCGCCGTTTTTGTCCCACGTGACCGTCGCCGTGTTCTTCGTCAGCGTGACCCCGCTGATGTATGGTGCGACTGCCGTGATCTTCGTCTTGTAGTACACGCGCACGGCCTGCCCGCTCGTAATGGGGATCGTCTCCGTCGCCGCGTGATTTGTCGCATACCCTTCCGACGCGAGCCTGAAATACTGGAATTCATACTCCTGCGAATACGTCTGGTACTGCGTGCCGGACATGGACAGGAAGAACGAATTGCCGATCGTGCCGGAGACGGACCCGTCTGACAGCGTGTGCTGCCCGTCCAGGTAGTTGTAGATCGGAATCGTCGTGGTCTTGCTCTGGTAGTAGACCTTGACTGTCTGCCCCTCCTGGATGGGGATCGGGTAGCTCGCTCCATGCTCCGTGTTGTAGTTCTGCGACGAGAGCCGGAAGTACAGGAAATTATACTGCTGCGAGTACGTCCGGTATTGCGTTCCGGACGCCGAGATATAAAACGTATCCCCGATGCCGCCTTTGAAAGACCCGCTCGTCAGCTGCGTCAAATTATCCAGGTAGTTGAGGATACTGACCGTCGTCGTGCCCGCAGACTGTGCCAGCGTCCGCACGCTGATGGAGTTTGTCTCGGCGACAAGCGCCCCCGTGTTGCTGTTGTAGATCCGCACGCGGCAGATATACAGCGTGTCTGGCGTCAGCCCGGTAATGATCCTGCTGGCCGTCGTCGTGCCCGCAGTCGAGTCCGTCACGGTCGCCATGACCTGTCCGGCCAGGATATATTCATATTTTCGCTTGTATGTCGTCGTGGACGACATGCCGGATACCGTCAGCGTGATACTTGTCGGCGTACCCGACGCGCCAGATAGCGTTGCCATTCAGCCAGCCCCCTTATCCGAACACCGGCGTAATGCCGGTGATGCCGCCGGACGCGGAGAAGGCAATGCTTCCATTTGCCCGGATCTGCATGCTCGCCGTCCCGGCCGCGTTCTGCAGATATACCGCGCCGCTCGTCGACCGGATACGCACCGCCGGGCCGGACAGATCGACCGCATATTCCGCCGTGCTGGAGGACGTAAACTGCAGGCTGCCCTCCGCGCCGCCGATCGTGCCGTTCGAGAAGTTTGTGCCCGCGATCTCAAGACCGTTGCTGATGATGTTGATCTCATCCATGATCTGCTTGAGCTTCGTCTGGATGCTCGTACCGTCGAGCTTTAGATCCGTTGCGTTGATCGTTCCGCCGATCTCAGCCCCCGTGCACGTCAGCTTCCCGTTCGCGTCGACCTTGAATTTGTCCTTGATGGAAAGCCCGCTCGTGCCGAAGTACATGCTAGCGCTGCCCCCAAATTCGTTGGCCGTGCGGAAAATGCTGCTCTTCGAGATCGTCCACGGCCCGAACGTCGAGTCGGCTGCCGCCGTGATCTTCCCCGACAGCACCGCCCCCGCCGCCTCCAGCGTCCCGGACGGAAAATGGAGCTTCTTGTCGCTTAAATACGCGACCTCCTGCCCGTCCTGCCAGAAGCTCACCCGGTCCGGCGTCACCGTGACCAGCTCGTTCTTCGTCCGGTCAATGACGTTCTCCCCGCCGTCCGTCACGGTCGTTTCAATATTGCCCACGCCCACGCCGTACACCGGCGTCACGTCGTCGTAATACAGCAGCCCCGTCTTGATGTACTGCTGCGAATTGACGGAAAACTGATTGTTGACGCCCGCCGTGTAGTCATACAGCTGTTTGATGCCGACGGAATTGCCCTCGATCGTCAGCTGCGTCTTCTCGAGATACTTGCCGAAGTCCGAGATGGCCACATAGCTGCCGGACAGCTTCGTCGACCACGTCTCCGAGTTCGCCGCGGCGAAGTCCGCCGTCTTGATGATGAGCGCTTTCAGCGCCCCGTAGCCCGACAGCTTGGTTTTCTTCTCCGCCTCTGGCAAACTGTCCGCATCGATGGCCTGCGAGATCTCCGTCAGCGTTGCCTTCGCCGACCAGTCGGCGAGGTTCAACTGCTCCGTCACGCTGCACAGATACCTGCGCATGCTCTCCAGCTGCTCCTGCGTCGTCTTCCCCGCGATGGACGGGTATGCAAGTGTCAGACTACCCATGTTGCACCTCCCGTCTTACGCATCGCTTCCTGCCTCCAGGACTCGCGCCAGACTGAACAGCTTCATCTCGCCCTTTCCCGTCAGCCGGAACTTCAGGTGGTCGCACCGGGCCGGGCGGATCGGCAGCAGGAAGGTTCTGAGGCCTCGCCCCTCGATATGCCCGCAGTGCCGCCAGACGCCGTCGGAATCGTACTGCACCCAGAAGTCGACGCTCGACCCCTTCGGCAGCTGCATCCGCAGATTGATGCGCGAGACGTATTTCTTCCCGACGAGTCCATACGTCATGATCCCCGTCTCCGCCATCCACTGCACACTGTCTTCCAGCGTCCCGACACTCCCGTACACGGTTTTGAGCGTCCCGTCCTCAAGGAAATACAGCTCATCGTCCACCCGGGCAAAAGCTTCCGCGTGCGTCGCGTCCTCCCGGTGCCACAGGCCTTTTCGCGTGTCGTAGACGAACAGCGACCAGTTATGACCTTCATCCTCCATGCTGATGAAGTACTTTCCTCTGGCGCCGCCCGCCACGGCGTTGTAATACAGCTTCGTCCCGAAGCAGCTGCCGATCTCCTGCGGCAGACTCCCGTCGTACACGCAAACGCCCATCCGCGATTTGTAATACAGCCGGTCATCCACCACGACGAGGCTCTTGGCAGACCCATTCTGCACGCCCGCGCACTTCTGCACGACCACCTGATGTGCCCCCGCCGCCGACGGATACACCCGATGGAAGCAGTCTTCCTTGAAGAAAATCGGACTGTCGGCCAGCGTCGCCGCGCCGGTCCACTTCCCGTCCGTGCCGCAGCTCGCGCGCCATGAATCCGTCGACACACCCTGGTAGCACTCCCAGTTCTTAAAATCGCCCAGCTTGCAGCAGTAGATCTCATTGACGGTCTCGCCGTCCGCCACACCGTACTTGCAGCCCCACAGCCGGTTCCCGCTCTCGGTGATGAAGTCCATGCTTGGGACCTTCCGGGCCGTCTTCACGGTCCCGCTCGTCACCTTCGTCGTCTCATCGACGAGGCCGACGATCACGAGGTAGCTCTCTCCCACGTCGTACAGGATCTGGCTGCCGTTGAGCTTCTCGACCTGCTCGTTTCCGCTGAGGCCCGAAAGCTGAATGCCGTCATACTGCTTGAAACCTCGACCGATGCCATTGGCAGAAAGCTTCAGATACACCGTCGGCACGGATACCCACTGGCTCGTTGCCTCCGCCCACTGCTTGAGCGTGTGGAGCTTGCCGGACGTATCCAGCCAGTACTGCCCGTTCGATGGGCTTTCCGGCTGGCTGGCTTGCTTATAGCTCACCGTCAGCGCCGTCCCGTCGACGAGGCAAAGAGAAATTTCCA